GACCATTGCCGACCACGTTCGCCGGGTGTTCCCCGCGATCATCGCCGCCTGGATCGAGGGCGCAACCCTCGACGACATCGGCAACGGCCTGGAGCCGCAGCTCTCCGGCCTGCAGCTTCGAGCCGTCTTCATGAGGGACGACAGCCTGCACAAGGTGTGGCTGGCTGCGCGAGAGGAGCGAGCCCACTCGCTGGTTGACGGCGCCGGCTCCTGGGCCGCCGTGATGGGCGGCAAGGACGGCGTCGAGGCCAAGCTAAAGGTCGCCGCCATCCTCGCGCCGAACGAGTACGGGCCGAAGGCCACCAGGGTCGAGCACACGGGCGCCGAGGGCGGCCCGATCACCACGGTGCAGCTCGACCCGGCTGAGGCCTACAAGCGGATGTGCAGGGGATGACATTCGACTGGAAAGAGCCCGACCACGCGCCCGTCTTTGCCGAGCGCATGGCGCGGCTCGAGCGCATCCGAGCGCCGGGCTACGACCTTGCCGCGCTCAAGGCGCACTACAAGCAGCATCCGGCAGATTTCATCAACGACTGGGGCATGACGTACGACCCGCGCAACGCGGAAATCGACAAGCCCACCGTCGTCCCGTTCCTGCTGTTCCCCAAGCAGCGCGAGTACGTCGGCTGGCTGTTCGAGCGCTGGCGCAAGCGCGAGGACGGCCTGACCGAGAAGAGCCGCGACATGGGCGTGAGCTGGCTGTGCGTCGGCTTCGCCGTGTGGATGTTCCTCTTCTGGCCCGGGGTCGTCGTCGGCGTCGGCTCGCGCAAGGAGGAGTACGTCGACAAGCTGGGCGATCCGAAGTCGCTCTTCTGGAAGGTCCGATCGTTCATCGACCTGCTGCCCGACGAGTTCCAGCCGGAGAGGTGGAACTCCAAGGATCACGCGCCGTTCATGCGCGTGCTCAACGTCGAGAACGGCAGCTCGATCATCGGCGAGGCCGGCGACAACATCGGCCGCGGGGCGCGCACCTCGATCTACTTCATCGACGAGTCGGCCTACCTGGAGCACGCGGACAGCGTGATCGCCGCGCTCTCGCAGACGTCGAACTGCAAGCAGCACGTCTCGACGCCCAACGGCGCCGGCAACCAGTTCTACCGGATGCGCCACAGCGGGCGCACCAAGGTCTTCGTCTTCGACTGGAAGGACGACCCCCGCAAGGGCAAGGACTGGTATCAGAAGCAGGTCGAGGAGCTGGACGAGGTTGTGCTCGCGCAGGAGGTCAACCGCGACTACAGCGCCTCGGTGGGCAACAGCTACATCTCCGGCGCGGCGGTCACGGTCGCGCAGATGCGCGGCCCGGCTGACGTGCAGGCCATCGGACCGGTCCTGGTCGGCGTCGACTCCGCCCGCTTCGGTGGCGACAAGACGGTGATCACGTTCCGCCAGGGCCGCGTCGTGTTCCCGCAGATCATCTTCGGCAAGGCCGATGTGGTCGACGTGGCCGGCCGGACCGCCGACGCCGTACGCGCGTGGCCCGACCGGGTGGACCAGATCGCCGTCGACACCATCGGCATCGGCGCAGGCGTCGCAGACGTGCTCCGGCGCATCGACGACTTCAAGGACATCGTGGTTGACGTCAACAGCGCGCTGCGCCTGGACGACGGCCAGAACTACAACCTTCGGGCGCGCATGGCGCGAGACCTGAAGGAGTGGGTCAAGCACGCCTCGCTACCCAATGATCCTGAACTCACCACCGACATGACCGCCCTGCAGTACGGCTACAAGGGCGGCGAGCTGCTCATCGAGAGCAAGGACGACATGAAGGCGCGCGGCATGAAGAGCCCCGACCGCTTCGACTCCATTTGCCTGACCTTCGCCTACCCGCCGAAGGACCGCCGCACGCAAGAACCGACAACGGCCGCCTGGCAAGTGCTCGACGCAGCCACGGGCTACTGAGGACACACGCATGGACATGATCGAACTGGACAAGCACGACGACGACGCCGTGTTCGAGGTCGGCTCCGAGAGTATTTCGAAGGCCGAGCTGAAGCGCCGCCTGAAGGAGGAGATGGACAGCGTGCGCATCGGCGTTGTCGCGCAGCGCGACGAATGGGTTCGCCACCGCGCGAGCACCGGCGTCGAGGAGAGGTGGCGCCGGGCCAACGCCCTGTACCACGGCGAGGAGAACAGCGACACCCTGTTCGTCGACACGCTGAAGAACGGGCCACAGTCGCGCGAGCAGAAGCGCGCCATGGCCAACCGCAGCCGCGTCGTCATCAACATCGTGCGGCCGAAGACCGATCAGGCCATCGCTCGCATGTGCGAAATCCTGCTGCCGACCGACGACAAGAACTGGGGCATCAAAATGACCCCGGTGGCGGAGTCAGTGAGCCGGATGCTCGGCGACATGCGCCAGACGGTCCACGGCGCCACCACCCCGGCCGGCGTGCAGGGCCAGCCCACGGGCATGACCGCCGACGCCGAGGCGCAGAAGTTCGTCGCCGACGCGCGCAAGAAGGCCGAGCGCATGGAGCTGGCGATCGATGACCAGCTGACCGAGTGCAAGTACAACGCCGAGCAGCGCTGCGTGATCACCGATGGCGTCAAGCTCGGCACCGGCATCTTGCTGGGCCCGTTCCCTGCGAAACAGACGTCGAAGACCTGGGCGGCCGCCACGCCCGGCTCGCCTGCGGAGCTGAAGTTCAACAAGAAGACGGTCCCGGCATCGATCCACGCCGACCCCTGGGACGTGTGGTTCGACCCCGCGTGTGGCAAGGACCACCAGAACGGAGCCGGCTTCTGGCACAAGCGCATGGTCACGAGGAAGCAGATTCGCGCGCTCGACGGCGTTCTCGGCTTCGACCAGGATGCGCTTCGGGGGGTGCTCGAGACGCAACCGAGCCGCATCAGCACCGCTGAGGGGCGCGTGCGCAAGACCTACGCCATCAAGGAGCAGGCCTACGAGATGTGGACCTACCACGGCGAGGTCGAGCCAGACCAGATGCGCATGATGACGCAGAACACGGGAGACCCTCTGTCGGTCGACTTCGCCGTCGTGATGATGATCAACGACAGGATCGTCGGCGCGATGAAGAGCTGGATCGCGGACAAGTCGCTGCCGGCTGATGTGTGGTGCTGGCGCCAAGCCGACGACTCGCCGTACGGCTACGGGCTGCCCAACGAGCTGGAGCACCAGCAGCGCGTGGTCAACAGTGCCTGGCGTCAGGTCATGGACAACGCGCGATTCGCCGTGGGCTCGCAGATCGTCTTCCTCGACGGCGTCGTCCCCACCGATGGCTCGCGTGAGATCACACCGGGCAAGTTGTGGTCGGCGAGCCCCGACAAGATCGACGACGCCCGCAAGGCGATGGCCGCCATCGACATACCGTCGCACCTGGGTGAGCTGCTGCAGATCGCCGAGAAGGCGATGGAGTACGCCGACATGGAGACGAGCATGCCGCAGATCATCGGCGGCGAGCAGGGCAGCGCGCCCGAGACCGTCGGCGGCATGGTCATGCTCAACAACAACGCCCAGGCCGTCCTGCGCCTGCGCGTCAAGCTGTACGACGACGACATCACGAACCCGCACATCAGTCGCTACTACGACTGGAACATGGCCAACAACCCCGACAACGAGATCAAGGGCGACATGGAGGTCGACGCGCGCGGCTCGACGGCGCTGCTCGAGAAGGACATCCAGAACCAGGCCACGCTGAACCTCGCCGCGGTCACGAGCAACCCGCGTTACGCGGCCTACCTCGACCCGAAGGAGGAGCTGAAGGTCGTGCTCAAGGCGTTCAAGATTCAGCCCGAGACGATCATGGCCACCGACGACCAGATCAAGAAGAACCTGTCGGCGCCGCCGCCGCAAGACCCTCGCCTCGCCGCCGCAGAGATGGCGATGCAGGCCAAGCAGCTTGACATCAAGGACCGCGCCGAGCAGCGTCGGGTCGACGTCGCCCAGGACGCCGCAATGCGCCAGGAAAAGGCCGCCGACCGCGACTACAACCAGCGGCGCGAGCAGGGTGAGTTCGTCATCGCCCAGACCCACGAGCAGAACCTGCGCGACATGAAGATGCTGAGCATCAGCTCCGACGAGCGCAAGACCGCGGCGCAGATCGAGGCGGACGCGGGCATCGCGCACCTGGAGATCGACAACAAGCGCGAGCTGTTCAATGCGGAGGCCGCGCTGCGCGTGAACACCGGCCAGGGCATCTAGGTGCCACCAAAATCACAATGCCCATAATCACCTCAACCAGAGAGCACCCAAATGCCACTTGACATCTCCGAATACAGCGCGCAAGCACTCGACAACAGGGGCACGACGATCCCGACCGGCGTAGAGCCGGCGATCGCGTTCCAGCAGGTCGCGATCGGTGCCGGCTCCGTTCAGTCAGCCGTGTTCAACAGCGCAACGACCTTCGTCCGACTTCATACGGACGTGGTGTGCCGCGTCCAGTTCGGCGCGAGCCCGACCGCCGCCGCCACCACGATGCGCCTCGCAGCCGGGTCGACCGAGTTCTTCGGCGTCAGTCGTGGCGCGCGCATCGCGGCGATCACCTCGACCTGATCGGAGTATCACAATGATGATGTCCACCTCCACGCCGGCGGCGCTCGCCGACCTGTCGTCCTTCCTCGGGCTGCTCGCGGCAGTCAATGAGATCAAGGACCCCGCCAAATTGAAGGCCGAACTGGACCGCGTTGCCGCGGCAAAGGTCGATCTGCACGACGCGCGCGCCACGATCGAGCAGCTCGGTCGCGAGCTGGCCGCCGAGCGCTCGCAGCTCGCCAACGAGCGCGAGCGCGCCGAGGCCGCTGGTGCCGCCCAAGATCGCGCCCGCATCGAGGCAGACGCCGCTCGAGTCGCGCTCAAGGCCGAGCGCGACTCGATTGACACGCGCCAGACTCAGCTCGACCAGTCCGACCGCCAGCTCGCCGCGGCCGCGCGCCAGGTCGAAGGCGACCGCGCCATGTTGGCGGCCGAGCGCGCCGGCCAGGAGGCGGAGTACGTCCGCCGATTCTCGGAGCTGTCCAGCGACCGCGATGCGGCGTTCGAGGCGCGCGCCAAGGCCGACGCCATCACGGCCGAGTGCGAGGCGCGCATCACCGCGCTCAAGGCCGCGGTGGGAGCCTGATATGGCCCTGCAACTCGCAGTCTCCACGCGCACAGCCCGTGCGGCCGCGATCGAGACCGACATCGGCACCTCGCCGACGCTCACGATCTTCAGCGGCGCCGTGCCGGCCAACTGTGCCGCCGCGGACCCGGCGGGCTCGCTCGCGGTCATAACGCTGCCGTCGGACTGGGTGGCCCAGGCCTCCGGCCTCTCGTCGCTACTTGGCTCCTGGACGGTCGCCGCCGCCAACTCCGGCACCGGCCTCTCGTTTCGTATCAAGACGTCGGCCGCCGTGTGCAAGATGCAGGGCACCGTCGGCCTTGGCTCGGGCGATCTGAGCCTGAACAACAACGTCATCGCCGCCGGGCAGACCGTCACGGTCACCCAGTTCGACATGACCGAGCCGAACTCTTAGGCCATGCTGCTACTCACCTCGACCGGCGACCTCGTCCGCGTCATCACCGGCGTCGCCACATCGACAATTGAGGTTCACGCGTCGTTCGTCGATCTCGACGGAACGACGGTGACGCCGGGGCGCACCAATACGCTGATTACCACGGCCACCACGACCACGGTCGTCGCCTCACCGACCGGCACCGCGAAGCGCAACATCCGGGGACTCTACGTCGGCAACACCAGCGCGGGCACGAATTGCACCGTCAGCGTGGTGCATACCGACGGCGCCAACGTCGTCAAGCTGATGTCGTTCATCCTGCTGCCCGGCGAGAACATGACGTTCAACGAAGAGGGCGGCTGGCGGCACCGCGACCGATCAGGAGGTGAGTACCCCCCCGCGGGTCTGGGGGCGTACAACGGGCGTTCGATTGGATTCATGAAAACCGGGACCGCCGCCGACGTGACGGGCGCCTGGTACTGCACGTCCAAAGATGCGGGGTTCCCGGGTGCGTGGGCACCGGGCACGCCGGGCATCAATGGCCGCGTGACGGATGGCGTCGTGGCGGCTGACTTCGGTTGCATCCCGATCACGAACCCATCGACGGGCGCGAACTATTTTACCGAGTTGCAGATGGCTAGCTCAGTCAACCATTCACACTTGTTTTTTGATTGCCTCTGGGTCAATACCGCTTTGGTAGTAACGACAACGACGGCGCAGGCCATTACGACCCCGACGCTGCCGGCGCGCGACATCAACGGCTCTACGGACGGCGAGGGCTGCATGATCGCCCTGTTAGTTACGACCACCGTCGCCAACGTGGCCGCCAACTCCACGATGACCGTGCAATACACGAATAGCGACGGTGCGGGCACACGCACTGCGACCCTGGCCGCGCTGGCAGGGTCGCAACTGCCGGCTACCGCACTGATCGGAACGATTATTTGGTTCAACCTCGCTGCCGGCGACAGGGGCGTGAAATCCATTGAGGGAATAACGCTCGCTACCACGATGGTTTCCGGCGCGATCTCCCTGATGATCTGCCGCGACGTGGCGATGATTGGGACATCGATTGTCAACGTGACCGCGCAAAAGGTTTCGAACACGCCGGGCATCAGGCTTTATAACGGGTCGTGCATCCTGCATTGCAACGTAGCCTCAGCCACCACGGCGACCTTTTATAACGGCGAACTGTCGGTAATGGAGCGTTGAAGTGGCCCGCGTTGGGTCATTCGATGAGTGCGCGGCGCCTAGCGGATGGTTCGACGCGTATGCCGCCACAGAAGGGTGGTTCGACGAGGAGCTAGTCGCGGCCGGGCCGGCGAGCATTACCGGCACCCTGGCGGTCACGCTCGGGGCGCTGACGCTCACGTCGCAGGTCACGGTCCTGGTGAGCGGCACCTCGGCCACCACCCTTGGCATCCTCACACTGACCGGCGCCGGTAACGTCCTCATCGCCGGCACGCTCGCGCAGACCCTTGGCGCGCTCACTCTCACCGGCGTGGGGACGGTGGGCGACGTCGACGCCACCGGCACGCTGGCCGTCACCCTCGGCGCGCTCACGCTCGTCGGCGCTGGCGCGGTCGACATCGTCGGCATCAGCTCGAGCACGCTCGCCGCGCTCGGCCTGACAGCGAACGGCACGGTCCTGGTGAGCGGCAGCCTTGCCACAACGCTCGGCGAGCTTGCGCTCGTGGCGGCCGGTAACGTCCTCATCGCCGGCACGCTCGCGCAGACCCTCGGCGCGCTCACTCTCGTGGCCGCCGGCAACAACGGCGTCTTCCCGCCGGTGACCGATGTGCCGCGCGCGCACAGCCCAATCCGGCGCGCGGGGTCGCTGCTCTCTTGACGCCACACAATCACAATGCTGTAGTGTTGTGCCCATAGTCACCCTGGAGCCAGCGCTTGCTGCAACGCGAAGACTTTCGTACGGACGTGTGGAGGCGGCTGAAGAAGCAGCTCGACGCTCGTCTCGCCGAACTCCGCGAGCAGAACGATGGCCTCACGTTGACCAGTGACAAGACCGCGACGATCAGAGGTCAGATCGTCGAGGTGAAGAACCTGCTTGCCGCGCCGCAACGCGCCGCGAGCGAACCCGCAGAACCCGGCGCGAGCTGGCTTCCGCAGCCCGACGCGTAAGCGTCGATCACGACCACGAGAGACATGACGACCGAAAGCCAGCAAGAAGAGAAAGCAAGAATCTGGGCCGAACTCGACGAGGCCGATCGCAAGGGAATCCCCGCGCAATCGACACCCCAAGAGCCGGCCACGGCCGCATCGGAAACCGCGACCAGCCCCGCAAAGGGAGAGACCGCCGCCCCGGCCACGGTCGACCCCCTAGCCGCTGCAACCGCCGATCCTTACGCGGGAGTTCCGCAGATTGTCCGTGACGAGATCACGGGCCTGAAGTCGATGTTCCAGCGCAAGCTGGACGACGCCAACGGCAGGATCGGTGGACTGAACCGCGAACTCACGCAAATGCGCGAGGCGGCCAAGACCACGACCCACGCCGGCGGCGACGCGCCCTCCGCGACGGCCCTGAAGGCCGCCCAGGGGGACGCATCGAAAATGGCCCAGCTGAAGGCGGACTACCCCCAGTTCGCCGAAGCGCTCGAATCGGCCCTCGACGAAAAGCTGCAAAGTGTGCAGGCACAACTCGCCAACGCGAGGCCCGCAAACCAAGTAGCCGGGATCACCGCCCAGGACTTCGAGAAGTTCAAGCGCGATTCCTTCGTCGAGAGCAAGCACGAAGGCTGGCAAGATCGAGTCAAGGCTCCTGCATTCCACGGCTGGCTGGCGAGCCAGTCCCGGGAGGTGCAACTCCTCGCGGCGTCTGACGACCCGCGAGACGCTGTTCGCCTCCTGGACCTCGAGAGCGTGGCCCGTCAACGGCCCACCTCTCAGTCAACGCAAGACCAAACCCGCCTCGACGCGGCCGCGGTCATCCCCACCGGTCGAGGCGCGCAAGGTGCGCGCGTCGGCAAGCCGGTGGACCAGATGACCAAGGCCGAGTACTGGGCGCACCTCGACCAACTCGAAGCCGAGAAGGCAAGGGCCACGGCCCCCTGACGGCGCCACCGCAAACCAGAGAACAACCATGCAACAGTACAACACCGTTCCCTCCCGGAACCTCATCCAGGCCGAGCGCGACATGCTCGCCCGCGCCGAGCCGATCAAGGTCATCTCGACCTTCGGCGACAGCAAGCCTGTGCCCCAGAACAAGACCGACACGGTCGTGTTCCGCCGCGCGCTGCCGATCGACGCGAGCGCCACCACGGGCGCCCCGTCCGGCATGGCCATCAACGACTACCTGCTCCAGGAAGGCGTCACCCCCGGCGCGCGCACGATCTCGTACCAGGACGTCAGCGTCACGCTGCAGCAGTTCGGCGTGCTCATGAAGCTGTCGAGCAAGGCCGAGTGCCTGTACGAAGACGACATCCCGAAGGACATGGTCGCCCTTGTCGGCGAGCACATGGGCTCGATCGAGGAGCTGATCAGCTACGGCGTCGTCCGCGGCGGCACGAACGTGGTCTTCGCCAACGGCGCAGCCCGCACCGCGATCACCGCCGTGATCAACCTGAACCGTCTGCGCCAGTGCGCCCGGGTCATCGAGAACGCCCACGGCAAGCGCGTCAACGAGAAGCTCGCGGCCTCGATCGCCTACGAAACGCGGGCGATCGAAGCCTCGTACCTGGTGTTCCTGCACACCGACGTGGAAGCGGACGTCCGCGGCCTGGCCGGCTTCGTGCCGGTCGCTCGGTACGGCTCGCAGAAGGTGGTCCACGAGCGCGAGATCGGTGCGGTGGAGCAGTTCCGCTTCATCACCTCGCCGTACTTCCGCCCGTTCCTCCTGAGCGGCGCGAACGCGACGGTCGGCACGGTGCTGGCTGCCGGCATCGCCTGCACGGGCTCGAACGCCTCGGACGTGTACCCGGTCATGGTCATCGCCAAGTCGGCGTGGGGCCAGGTCGCGCTGAAGGGCATGGACGCGATCGACCCGACGTACCTGCCGGCGAAGGTCAAGAGCCACGCCAACCCGCTGGGCCAGTTCGGCTACGTGGGCGCGCAATTCTGGAAGAACGCCGTCCGGCTCAACGAAAACTGGATGGTCCGCTACGAAGTGGCCGCCACCGCGCTGTAAAGCTGATGCCCCGGGCTGATGCCCGGGGGCTAAGCGCAACCAACCACACATCAAACCGAGAAACACAATGGACAACCTTCAACTGAGCCAAGGCGGCAACTTCAACCTGGTCTCGCCGGCCCTGGCCGCCGCGGCCTCCAACATCAACCTGAACGTCGCCGTCGGCACGCTCGCGCACATCATCGACGGCGTGTTCGTCACCCGCGCAGCCAATGCGTCGATCGCCTGGACGATCGCGGAAAACGCCGGCGTGTCTGGCGATCCCGGCAACGGCAGCTTCACCGGCGCCGTCGGCGGCTCGACCCGTCTGTACGGCATCTTCTACGACGCGGCCGGCGCGCTGACCGCCAAGGGCGGCCCGATCGTCAACACCGCGCAGCTCGCTGCCGGTGTCGCCCCCCTGCACTTCCCGCCCCCGCAGCGTAACCGCGTCTGCTGCGCCGCCGTGCGCATCACCCTGACCGCCAACACGACCTTCGTGCCTGGCGTGACCGCGCAGAACGCGACCGGCGTGACCACGACCTACCTGGCCCTGTTCTCCATCCCGGCGGAGCCGCTCAGGGTCTAAGGCGGAAGGCGTCGGGAGACGCCGCCGCACCCCCGACAAGCCCGCCTCGTGCGGGCCTTTCGGGTGAGGGCCCACCCGGGAGCCCGAGCCTAACCGCTGAATCCCGGGTGCCAATCAACCAGGAGAGACCCACATGACCGATACCCGCAAGGACGTCTTCGAGCGCCGCCCAGGCGTCGACTCCCGCTCCGTCGAGCACGACAACCCGACCGAGCGCGTCGACATCGCTGCGGCCGTCTCTACCGGCAGCGGCATCGCGCTGGTCGACACCGCCGCCGGCATCGAGACCGAGCCGCCGACGCGCAACATCGCCGCCGCCCTCAGCGATGAGCAGTTCTTCGCGCAGCCGATCGAGATCATCTTGCATGCGGCCGCCACCGACGACGAGCACGAATACTGCGAGGTCACGGTCAACGGCTTGCGGCACTGCCTGCGGCGCGACGGCGAGACGGTTCACCGGACCACGCGCGCTCACCTCGCGGTCATCTGCGCGGCCAAGGTCCAGCGCGTCGTCCAAAAGAAGATCACGAACTCCGACGGCTCGATGGGCTACGAAGAGAAGGCGGCGCTCCAGGCGCTGTACCCGTTCCAGCTGGTGAGCGACCCGAACCCGAAGGGCGCCGCCTGGCTGCGCCAGCAGCTCCAGAAGGGCTGAGCGGGTGAACTTTCTCCAGCTGGTCCAGAAGCTGCGCCAGCGCACGGGCGGAGCCAGCTCACCGTCGAGCGTCGTTGGCCAGACTGGGGAGGCCCTCGACTACGTCGACTGGACCAGCGAGGCCTGGGACAACATCCAGACCGAGGAGCCGGACTGGATGTGGATGCGCAAGGACGCGACCTTCAACACCACGTCTGGCACCTCCGCCTACCTGCCGCCGGCCATGTCGCCGACGCCGTACGCGAACGTCGCGAAGTGGCGCGTGTTCGACTCGGCGCGCTGCTACACCACAGCGCTCGGCCGCATCGACGAGGGTTACCTCGGCATCTGGAGCTACCAGGACTGGCGCGACGGATTCGACTTCGGCCTGCAGTCGACCGTCCTCAGCCGCCCGAGCATCCTCGCCGTGCGCGACGCGGACAACGCGATCCTGGTCGGCCCGACGCCGAACGCCGCCTACTCGATCAGCCTGCAGTACCAGTGCGTGCCCACCACGATGACGGCCAATGCCGACGTGCCTGGCCTGCCGCTGCGGTTCCATATGCTCATCGTCTACAAGGCGATGATGCTCTACGCGGCTCACGAGGCCGCGCCGGAGGTGTATTCCGAGGGCGAGCGCGAGTACAACAAGATGATGGCCGCCCTGCGCCTGGACCAGCTCGAGACGATCCACTTCGGCGCACCCCTGGCCTGACGCCATGAAGCGTCCGCCCTCCCCGGTAGAGGCGCCCGTCAAGCTCGACTCGTTCGCGCTGAAGGGCGGCCTTGACCTCCACAGCCCGCAGCTCTCCCTGAAACCAGGCGTTGCCCGCGACGCGCAGAACTGGGACTGCTCGATCAACGGCGGCTACTCGCGCCTGGACGGCTACGAGCGCTACGACGGCCGCCCCTCGCCGTCGACCGCCGTCTACGGCACCCTGTCCGCCACGTCCCTGACCAGCCTGGCTGTGGGCGACGCGATCAACGGGCAGACCTCCGGCGCGACTGGCGTGGTCGCCTACATCGACGGCCTGACCGTGGTCTACGTGAAGGCCACCGGCACGTTCGTCGTCGCTGAGAACCTGCGCGAGGTTGCCTTCGTTGCCGGCGTCATCACCGCCGTCGGCATCCTGGTCACCAACCAGACCACCTCGGCCACCTACCGCCTGGCCGCCTACAACATCCTGCGCGCCGACATCGCCGCGGTGCCGGGCTCGGGCGGGGTGCGCGGCGGTTTCACCTACAACGGCTTCGACTACGCCTGGCGCAACAACGCCGGCGGCACCGCGGCCATACTCCACCGCGCTGGCGCGTCCGGCTGGACGGCCATTGCGCTGCCCTACGAGGTCTCCTTCACGGCCGCCAGCGGCGCGGAGCCGGTCGAGGGGGCCACCATCACCAAGGGCGCCGTCAGCGCCGTGGTGCGCCGCGTCATGGTCCGCACGGGCACGTTCGCCGCAGGCACCGCGGCGGGACGCTTCATCACCGACCTGCCGACCGGCGGCAGCTTCACCGCCGGCGCCTTCACGGCCGGCGTGACCGCAACGTGCAGCGGCGCCCAGACCCAGGTCGTGTTCCTGCCGGGCGGCCGCTTCGCGCACGACATCGGCAACGCCGGCAAGGGCGTGCGCGTCTACGGCGCCGATGGCGTCAACCGCGGCTTCGAGTTCGACGGCACCTACCTCTGCCCGATCGCGACCGGCAACACCGTTGACGCGCCGCTGCACGTCAAGGCCCACAAGTTCCACCTGTTCTTCTCCTTTGTCTCGAGCGCGCAGCACTCAGGCATCGGCCAGCCATACACCTGGACGATCGTCTCGGGCGCGGGCGAGCTGGCGGTCGATCAGAGCATCACCGGCTTCCTCGCGATGCGCGGCACCACCGACAGCGCCGCGCTTGCGATCTTCACGAATTCGTCGGTGTCTATCCTCTACGGCAAGAGTGCGGCGGATTGGAACCTGGTGGGCCTGGACGCCGGCGTCGGCAGCAAGGCTTACTCGGCCCGCTCGCTCACCGAGTCGTATATCTATGACGACCTCGGCATCGCCTCGCTGACGGCCGTGACGGACTACGGCAACTTCGCGTCGGCCTCGCTGACCCAGAAACTCCGCTTGTTCGTGCAGCAGCGCCGCACGCTCGTGACCGACTCTCTGGTCAACAAGGAGAAGAGCCAGTACCGCGTGTACTTCAGCGACGGCTACGGGCTCCACATGACGATCGTCAACGGCAAGTTCATCGGCGCGATGCCAATCTACTTCCCGAACCCGGTTGCCGTCGCGTGGAGCGGCGCAAGCGCGAACGGCACCGAGATCAGCTTCTTCGGATCGACCGACGGCTTCGTCTACAAGATGGACGCCGGCACCTCGTTCGACGGCGCAGCGATCGACCACTGGTTCGAGCTGTCGTTCGCCGACCAGGGCAGCAGCCGCGTCTCGAAGCGCTACCGCCGCGCCGTGTTCGAGATGCAGGGCACAGGTTACGCCGAGTTCAGCGCCGGCTACTCGCTCGCGTACGGCGACGCGCAGGTTCTGCAGGGCACCGTCGCGGCCAGCGTCACTCCGGTGTACTGGGACAACTTCACCTGGGACAACTTCATCTGGGACGGCTCCGCGATCGCGCCAGCGCAGATCAGGCTCGCCGGCACGGCCGAGAACATCTCCATCCGCATCTCCGGCTCGAGCAACCTCTGGCCGTCGACCACCATCAACTCGGTGACGCTGCAGTACACGCCGCGTCGCGTCTTGCGCAACTGAGCCATGTCCGACTTCTACAACGCCTCTGGCTACCCAGCCACCTCCGCGCCAGGCGCGTCGCTCAATGCGCGCGCCGAGTTCACCGCGGTCTCGGCCGGCTTCGACAAGCTCGCGCCCCTGGTCGGCAAAAACAGCGAGCTGCTGCGCGTTAACGCAACCGGCACCGGCTACGAGTCGGGCTCGGCCGCGACCTTCGGTCTCGCCACCGTCGCCAGCCTGTCGAGCTACCTGCCACTCGGCGGCGGCGAGATGACCGGCACGATCACCAGCAACTCCGCCCTCAGTGAAGTCATTCGCTTCATTGGCGCGAGCCCGTTCTTGTCTGGTTTCAACGCGGCCAACTCGACGCGCACGGGGTACCTGCAGTTCGTCGCCGGCGGCCAGGTCAACCTGGCCGCTGAGAACGGCGCCTACCTGTCGTTGCTGACAGCTGGAAGCGAGCGCCTGCGGATCGACACCTCCGGCTTTGTCGGCATCGGCGTTGCGGCATCGGTCAGGTTCCAAGTTCAAGGCCCATCCGGCGGCACGGCTGCGATCTTCGGCGACGGCTCGCGCGACTTCCAGGTCAAATTCTCGGCATCGAACGCCACCATCGGCACGAGCGGCGGCGACAACCTTAATTTTCAGACGGGCGGGACAGTCAGAGCGACCGTCGACACCGGCGGCAGGCTCCTCGTCGGCACGACCTCCTCGAGCGGCGCGCCATACGGCCTTGAGGTCAACGTCGCCGGCTCAGACACGCGGATTGGCCTCAGCATCGGCGGGACCCTGACCGGCATCATTCAGGCGGCGACGAACCTTTTCACCCTGGCGGCGACTGGCGCCTCTGCCGGCCTCGCCCTCCAGACGAACGGCGGGGTGCGCATGACGATCAACAGCGCAGGCGAGCACGGCCTCAACTGCGTGCCGGTCTCTGGTGTGGCCTGGCGCGTGCAGGCGGCAGGCTCCAATGACGCGGGCCTGGAGTGGCAACGCACCGGCGCAACTTCCGGCGCATTGCTCTCCTACAACCGCACCGGCGCGGTCTACACGTCGCTCGCCTTCTCCGCCCTGGACCACTCCATCCAGACGAGCGGCACGCCGCGGATAACCATCGCCGCCGCCGGCAACGTCACGATCGCCGCGCCTGGTAGTGGCGTAGCCCTCTCAATCGCGGGCGGAGGTTTTGCAGCTACTGGCGATAGTTCCGTAGCGGGCATTTTCACGTCAACGTCTTTTGCGGGTGTTGGCACTGCGCTAACCGCGCTGAATGCGAGCAATCTGACGAGCGGCACGATTCCATCTGCACGAGTAGCTGGTGCCTATACGGCGATTACCGCGATTGGGAACACATCAAGTGCCATCTCTATCGCCGCCGCCGGCAACGTCACGATCGCCGCGCCGAGCAGTGGCGTAGCCCTCTCAATCGCGGGCGGAGGTTTTGCAGCTACTGGCAATAGTTCCGTAGCGGGCATTTTCACGTCAACGTCTTTTGCGGGTGTTGGCACTGCGCTAACCGCGCTGAATGCGAGCAATCTGACGAGCGGCACGATTCCATCTGCACGAGTAGCTGGTGCCTATAC